ATCGCTGGTAGCTCGACAATGCTAACCGCTTCGATTCCAGTTAGCCCTTCACTATCTTCGTCTAATATTAATTCTATTATATCCATTGTATTTATTTTAAAATGTTGCTTGTGTAATTGTATTATTTTGTAATTCTTGTGCGGTAGTTACATCTCCAGAAACTACAAATGCTTGTATTGGTCCTTGTTGCCCTAATGCTCCAGCCACTTGATTAAACCCAGACTGACCAACAACGTTAAATTGTGGTGCTTGACTTGGTGATGTTCCAGCTCCGCCACTACCTCCACCACCTCCACCTCCGCCACTACCAGATATAGAAGAAGCTGAAGGCAATGTTACAGGTGTAAATGTCGGTGCCTCAAACTTTTGTTTTTTAATTAGAGCAACATTTAATAAACCTGAAGCAGTAGCTAAACCAGCAGCAATTGCACCTCTAACTGGTGAGGTAACATCAGCCTGCGGCATAAACTGTGATTGAAAAGCTTGAATAGCAGTTGAAAAAGTTGTAATTAATGCTGAAGCAATTGCTACCTTTTTTTGTACGTTAAAAGCTTTTTCTGCTCTTTTATTATTTGCATTAAATTCAGCTTCTTTTATCGCATTTAATTGTTTGAGTTGTTGTACTTTTTGTTTATTGGTTAATTTATCATTTGCAATTATTGCTTGGCCTAATGCTTCTTGCTGCTCTATTACGCCAGCGTTTAAGGCTTCAAACTTCTCTTGGTTCATTTGAGCAAAACCAGCAATAACTTCGCCAGCTTGATTTAAAGTGTCAACCGTCAATTGTAACTCGTCAACTATAGCTTGGTGCCTTAGTTTTACGTCTTCTTTAAATTTTTCATCTGCAATTGCATCGTATTTATCTCTAATAGCTTTTAAGTCTATTTGCTTTTGTTCTTCAAGTGCTTTTTCAAGTTCAATGTTTCCTAAAGCTAATTGAAACTTAGCGTCATACTGCTCAATGAGTTTTGCTATTTCTTGTTGTTGCGCATCGTTTTTTAATTGATTTAATAAATCTTGTTGCTGCTTTTCTTTTGCTAACTCTTCATCTTGTAGTTTTGATTTAACTGCTTCTATTTCTTTTGCTCTTGTTATTTCTTGCTGTTCAAACTTTTGTTTAGTTTTATTGAAATTTATTATAGCAGTAGTTCTTTCTTTTGTTCCTTTTTTAGCTAAGTCAATTGTTTTTTGTAATCTATCTAATTGTATTTTTTCTTCGAGCTTGTCAATTGATTGTAATTCTTTTAAACGATCTAATTCATTTTCTATACTCTTAGCATTAAACTTTTTCTGTTCTATTAATAAGTTTGCTTCAGAATCGCTTAATAATCTTATTCTTTGAGCTTCAAGATCAATAGCAGCTTGCGTTGCCTTTTGCTGATCATCTATTATTTTTTGTTTTTCTGTTGATATTTTTTTCTCCTCTGCTTGTATTTGTTTATTTAAGGTATTTAATTCTCTTTGCGTTGTTCTTTGTTGGTTTAACCTTAAAGCTGATTGCCTATTTACTGCTGCAATTGCTTGAGCTTCTTTATCAAGGTTAGTTATATTACTTCTTGCAAATGTGTTTTCTTCAACTTGTGCATCCCTTCTTAGAACTAAAACTTCTGTTTCTTTTGCAAGTAAACCTTCTTCAAGTTTTTGTGCATCCAGCAATGCTTGTTTTCTTTCTGCTGCACTAAATTGTTCTTCTTGTCTTGATTTTAACCTTAATTGAGCAATTTTATTTTCAAGCACAGAACGCTCTACCAATAACTCACGCTCAAGTTTTAATGCTTTTGCTCTATCATCAGCAACCTTAGCAGCTTTTTTAGATTCTTCGATGTCTTCCTCAATGAATTTCTTCATTGCTAATCCAGCTTCATTTATTTTGCCTGTCACATCTTCAACACCAAGAGCAACTTTACCAACAGCATTAGCAGCAACTTTTCCAGCCTCTTTAAACTCACCTTTAAACAGTAAACTTATAGCTTTACCAACTTGAGGTATCAATTCAACTAAACCTTCAAATCTATTAACTATATTGTCTTTAATTAATTTTGCAAAATCTTTTACTGCTTTTTGTGGATTCTCAAAAGCTTTAATTAAAAACTCGCCTAAGTCTGCAAGCCTATCAATTAAATTGTCTGTAAAAGTTCCAATAATACCAAGTATTTTACTAAACTTATTAGCTCCCTCTTCACTTGATGTAAATGCAGCCATTAAAGAAGAAACAACAACAACAAGCGCGCCAATACCTGTTGAGATAATTGCAAATTTTAAAGTCTTAAAACCTTTTACAACACTTTTAATAGCTGTCAATGAACCAGTAAACCCACTAATTAAACCGCCTGTGGCTTTGTCTGCCATGCTTGTAACTCCAGATAGATCACCTTTAGTTTCTTTTAAATCTTTATTTAGTTTTTTTGTACTTTTATCAGTTTCCTTTAAGCCTTCATTAAAAGAATCTACATTTTTTTCAGCTTTTTTTGTATCAGCATTTAATACTATTGTTTTTTCTACCATTACTTTAATCTTATTTGGTTAAACGCTTCTTTAAATGTTGTTGGTACTTTATTAATACCTAATGCGATTCTAATGTGTTTATCGTAAAGTTTGTTTTCTTTACAAAATGCCAATCCTTCTAATATTGTTTTCATGATGGTTCGTTTAATAATTCTAATGTTGTTTCACCTGACTGTAATTTTGTAGTCATTTTATTAATAGTATAGGCTCTTGTTCCAATAACTAATAAATCATCTAAAGTTAAATTCAATAATACTTTTAATGGTAATATAGCAGAGAACTTAAATATTCTTGTCCTTGTATTAAATAATCTTGTAATATAGTTTTCATAATACAATTGAAATAAACTGTTATTAGTTCCAGAATAATCTGTCAATGTATAAGTATTTATTTCACTACCGAAATTTAAATTATATGCTGGTGGTGTTGATGATGCGCCTAATTCATTGTAAGCACTTGGAATCCAATAATTATTTAAAGTATAGTTAGGATGACCACCTATTGACAAATCTGCTCTTGTAGAATCTACAAAATTAATACCAGTACTTTCTTCGGAGTCTTGATATATTCCATAAAACATTAATGGTTTACCTAAGTCTGGTTTTAAATCTTCATTTAAAAACGTTCCTATTTGTATACTCGTAGAAGCTCCGCTACCTTGATCAAAAAGCCTTTCATAAATCATACTCTCAAAAGGCAATGTAATTCGATATGTTTTTTTCTTACTTACATTAGCAATGTAATTTAACTCGCCATATTTTTGATTGTTAAGCAATTGAAACTGTTGCGCTAAAATACTTTTAGGTTCTGAATATTGAAAGTCAACCTCACTAAATGGAATTGTTTCTCCAATTCTATGTTTGTCAGTTTCTACAAACTCAGTAATGTCGTGAGTTTCACCAGCAGCATAATAACTATCTAATGTTTCAACAACTATCTGACCATTGTAATCTAAATAAGCAGTCAAATTATATTGCCTAAACAAGCCATTTAAAAAGTCTTTTATTTTAAGTTTTGGAACTTGCTCGGTAATAACAACAAATTTATCTACTGAACGCATGCTTACGGTTGAATTAAAAACTCCGTTTAAAGTTTCTGTTGTTACTACTCCAGCAGCAGATGTATTTGTGTAAGTTCTATCAATAGCATAACTTGCTGTAAAAAAAACATCATCTTCAGATATTACTCTGACTACAAATCTACTTGGAGCTGTAATAACACTTCCAGATTCATTACTTCCAAAATACCACAAATCAGTTCTGTTTAATTTATCTCCAGTTGTCGAATTAGGACTATTCGGGTCTGTAAACATTGTAATTGAAATACTGCTTGCTCCTAAAACTCTTTCTTGCCTTGCAAAAACTTGCATATCGTTAAGCCTAATTATTTCAACTGTATATGGTACACCTAAATAAGGACTATTAGGTGTTATTGTAGCAGTGTAAATAGTTTCTTCAAAATCTGTTCCCAATTCTGGTTGAAAATGAAATATTCCTGTAGATAATTCAAACCAACCTCTAAATACAAAATTAAAAGCATAATTAACATCAGTCATTGCAGTGCAATCAGTTCCAGAACAAGTAAAAACAATGTCATCAATTATTTTACCTTTATTTAATTTCATTGCGCCTTTTTCCCTATGCAGCCACATATACATATTATCAAAAACTGCTGAATCTAAAAACTCGCCTGTTTTAAAATTTATATTATATTGATTTTGTATTGCTTGAATAATGTGATTAACTTTTATAGCTGGTTTTAAATCTTCTGGTAAAACTCCTCTTTTCTTTTGGTTTGAAGTATTAGTTGAAATATTTACAGGATTTTGATGGTCTCCATTTAAGTTATATATATAACTTTGTGAATGAGCTATTAAAGGATAAATTACAGCATCGTTATAAGTAACAGAATCAAAGATAAAATTTAATCCAAACCGTAAACCATTTTTGACATTATTTGTGTTTAACTCGTGATTGAAGTTGTTTAACCATGATAAGTCGCTAATTAAATCTTCGTTAATAGCATTTTTAAATTCTATTGTATCACCAAAGAAAGTAACCTTATACATAGATGGTTCTCCATGCTTCATTACAACCTCATTCAATTGTATTTTACCAGTCTTAAACTCAAAGTGATTAAGCTCTATTTTTGATGCGCTAAATAGTTGGTTGTTAAATCCTTGTATGTCTGGGTTATACCAATGCTTAAAAATTTTATTATTTGTTTTACTTGCTGGTAAATTAAAAGTTCTACTATAATCAGTAAATAACTTTTCAATGTCCTTTACATCTTGAATAACTTGAGTTAAAGAAATAAGATCTTCCTCCATTAGATCAAGCCTAACAAAATCCTCCTCTATTATTGAAACTTTTGTTTGCTGTGGTTGTATGTATAGAACTACTTTTTGCATTATCTAATATTATTTACTAAGCTAAATGACTTTTCAAAATTCATTGTATAATTTATTAATCTATCATTTAAACCAGTCTTGTAAGTAAATGAACTGTCTTTTAAATTAACAGGATAGATTGTGTCAGTCGAATCAGTAAGCCAAATGTATTCACTAACCATTAACTCTTCAAAATATACATTAGTTAACTCGCTAACAAAACCAGTATTTAAAGAAACGCTTTCAGTAGCATTTGAATTAAAAGTTTTCTTTGCGTGTGCTGTTGTCGAATAAGTATTATAAGTAATTGTTTCTTGACAGTCTGGACCTTCTTCTGGCGGCTCTAAATGAACACTTCTTGCTTTGAATATACTTGAATTAAAGTTTTCGCTTCTTGAGTCTAAACTATCAGTTGATTTTTTAAAGAAAAATAAATCTTGAGTTGCTCCCCATCTATTAACAAAAGATAATTTATTTACAGGATATTTACACTCAGAAATTCTTTTTAAAGTTAATGTTATAGAAAGATCGTCACCATAATAGACTACCACGCTGTCAACTTCAACTGCTGATGTATTAGTATATTGAACATACCTAATCTTTTGGTTTTGGTTGCCATTGTCAGTAACTGAATCTGTTTGAATTACTGACGCTCCTCTTTTCCATTGTAGTGATGTAGCTTGTTCAACGTTTACTGGAATTGTTATTCTACTTCCTTCATGATATTCAAAGTGTGTACCACTAAGCATTACTACAGGTTCGGTTGTATAGTTAGCACCATCTTTAAAATGATTGTAACCCTCTTGAGCTAAATAAGTGTTAGAAGTTATTGAAGAACTATCCACTAAAGAACCATCTGCTTTTCTTGGAGATGTTGCAACAGTTACCCAGATAGATTGCTTGTATGCTGAGGCAGAATAAACACCTGTAAACACTTGGACTATATGATCGTTTACTATTTCGCTAATATCTACACTAACAGAGTCTTCGCTACCAAGAGGTTTTTTTCGTAGTAAATAGTCTGCATATAAATCGTCGCATTGTTCTGTTGAACTACTTAAACCACCAAATACAGTTATATTAATTTGAAAGTAACTTAATTCACTATCAGTTTCTTGAGGTGTCCTTATAAAGAAAGGGCTTCTTGTTCTTATTATTGTACTCATTCTATTTCTAAATTATCGTTTAAAAAGGCTTCTAACATTTCATCTTCAAACAATGGTAATGCCTCTTCAAAGGGTTTTGTAAAAAACAAACTTGCTCTAATTCCTTTTCTAAATATGCTGTTTGCTATTATGTAATTAAGTGATTTACGTTTTATAAATTTACCTTTACTATCTCTTGGTGCTATACCTGATTTAATTGACCATTTGTCAAATGCTGATGGCGGTGGCATTTTATCTCTGTATCTAAATGGACTTGCAGAGCTTTCTGGATAAGTTGACTTAGAACCTTTGACACCCTTGTCTAAAAACTCGCCATACTTTTCACTTAAGAATGAAACCTTATTGTCTTTAATAGTATATTCAAGGCTTTTAGATAATACACCTGACTTGTTATGAGTCCCATGTTTACCACCTTTTACAAGGTTTTGTCTTGACTTGTTAATAACAAACTCAGCATACTTTTCTAATACCTTTTTAAACTCGCTCATTAGCAGTATGTCATTTCATCTTTAGTACCGCAATCAAAAGTAACTGCCCAACCAGCAAGCATATTGTCAAACCTTTCTGTAAATGGTTCACAAGTAGCTGGATTAATTAGCTCAAATTTATCTTTGTATAAATCACTCTTTTGTAATACTCGCATGACTCTTGTTGCCAATGCTAATTGAGTGTTTAATATATCTTGCCTATTATCATTACCTCTATATAGATCAGTTACTTGCTCGTTGCTAATATCTACTAAATCCATAAAGAAAATAGTAATGTTAAAAGCTACGTAGTTGTTGTTTATTGTACTGCTGTTAACCATCACGTGAGCTAATGGGAACAAGCTTTGCTTCTTTAAATCAATGTCAGCAATATCACCAAATGTTATTTCATTGTTAAATGGTTCTGCTACAACTACTTCTTTAATCTTGTCTATTATGTTGTAAAAACTGTTCATACTAATTTTATATAAGTTGGGGTGTGGTCTCCTAAGTCTTGTTGAATAAATTCGTTAAGGTTGTCAATAGCTTCGTCAAAGTCAACGCCATCTCTTTGTATTAATAAGTCTAAGCAAATCCAATAACCATAAACTGCTTGAACTGGATTAGTTGCTGTTACTCCTAAAAATGCTTCTTCAAATCCATCTACAAGGATTATGTGTTCATTCTCGATTAATAAGTTACGCTCTGTTAATTCTTCTAATATATCGTCTTTTGTCATTATTTGTTTTTTAATAGTTGTTGTTCTAATTCATATTTATCCTTTTCAAATGCTAAGTGCATTAAGCAGGTGTGGAGTTTTGATTTTGTGATACTATCGTATTTAAGAATGTTCCCATTAGTAAGTCCGTAGATAGATTGATACCAGCCCCATTTTGCAGCGAATCCCGCATTTGCTGAGGAAGCTCGACCTCCTCCTGTGTTGCTAAATAGTTCAGGGTAATTTTCAGTAATTCGCTCTTTAAATTCCAAAAAAAAACAAGCGCACCAAACGCAACATCTAAAGTAATTTCTGCCATGTCGTATTTGTCAGCACTGTCGTAATCTTCTATTAAGTATTGCTTTTTCTTTTTAAAATTTATTGGTCTAAATAGAACGCCCATTGCTTTGTGCATGGACTCCCAGTCAGCAAGGTAGGTATCTAAGTCAACGTATTCACCAAAGCTGATGTCATCGAGTTTAGGTATAAATCCAAATTCTTTACCATTCATTTCGAATCTATCTATAAACTTAGGTGTATTAGTAAACAACTTTGTAAGTTCTTCAGTAATATTATTAATGTCGCTTGCTTTTATTTGTAGAACATTCTTTAGTGGTATATTACAAAAGATTTCGATCATCTTCTGCTGTAAGAATGAATCCAGCTCTTTACCCTCAGCGATCTTTAACCACTTTTGGTATTGCTTTAAAGTAACCTCATTTAATTGTTCAGGTATGTTAATTGTAAGTTTCATTTATATATAAACGTTTTAATTAGTGAATCGTTATATACAAATATAAAAAAAATAGGTAACGCTCTTTTGCCGACTACCTATTTTACCAAAACGCAAATTAATTTTTTGCTTAATCAAATATAATAAATTTCTGAGGACTTACACTAATATACATCGGACGCCTCTAATATCTTATCTTTTCTTATCTTATCTTATCTAAATGCTTAAGGGTGGCTTAAGCAACGCTTTAATAAATGTGGTATTCACCTAAACTTGGATTCTGTAATTGGTAGCTAACAGCATACCTTAGCGCATCAATAGCGTGATTAAAGTTATCTACTGGTGTTTGTGATTTCTTTTCTAACCAACAATAGTTGTTAAACTCTTTTATTAAATCTGTACTATCTTCAGTTATTACTAAATCATAATCTTGTAGTAAACTAATACCAAATGTTATTGAACCTTGTCCTTTGATAGCTGGCACAACATTGCAATCTCTGCTAAGTTCTGTTATTAATCTTGGTTCTGCTGAATCACCTACTATTAAATTATCTGCTGCAAACTTTTTATTAAGTTGTAGTATCTCGCTTGTAGTTAGTTTAGTCTGGTAGAAACATAGTTGTATATATATTACCTTATTCTCTTTGTCTATGCTTGTTTTAACGAGCGTTGAAGGATCGTTGCTAAATCCATAATCTTGACCGAATACAACTTTACCTACTTGTTGAAACTCTCCAATGCTCCAATCAGTAAAAATAACACCCTCAGCTTTATCCAGCCAAGCACCTTCTATTGTATGCTTGTATCTGTTCGGCCTTCTAACCTTCATTGTTTCTATCTGCTTGATATAGCTTTCTGAAAGGTTATCTAAGTTATCTAAATATGTAGTGTGTATATAGGTTGTATCTTCTTTAGTTATATTACTACCAGCAGAAACACCTCTATCTTCAAACCAACGCTTGTAAATGAAATGTTCTTTGGTTGTTGGGTTAAGTATTAATATTACTCTATTCTCTTGTACTTTATTACGAACAGATAAATCAATCTTATCAAATATATCTTCGTCGTTAAGTTCCTCAGCTTCATCCATTACCCAAGTAGTAATCCCTTGCAATGATTTAAGATTAGCAGTCTGATCTCCTGAGCTTGTTTTAATACCTCTAAATATTATCTTGCTTCCGTTGCCCTTATTAATTATTTCATCCTTTGTAATTTTAAATTTATCAATTAGATTTAATATTTCTAACTTCTCAATAAATTCAGGAATGATACTAATACTTGCAGCTCTTAAAGTAAATCGTGTAAATAGTATTGTATGACCAGCTTGGTAGGTAAGTAATAATAGTATTGAATTAACAGCAAATGATTTACCAGAACCACGACCACCAGTTACAATAAAGTACCTTGCAAATGATTCTTTAAATACTAAATATTTTTTA